TCGATTGCATCTGAATCACCGAACATTGCGGCGGCAACTGCACGACAAATATCAACATCAAAACCTTCCCATCTACTACCATCTTCACTATTCCATGAGTTCTGAGAGAAGCCAGGAAACTCATCATTGGTTCCACATAAGATATATCCTCTTTTATTCACCCGATCAAATGTTGAACTATATGTAGGATTATATTCTTCTTTTATAACAACTACTGGTTCTGACTTGTCAGTAGGATTTCCTTCAGCAGAAGACATTGCCATCATCCAAAATGCCCAAATTAAAGATATAACAACTTTACCTATCATAATCATTGTAACGCCCGATATATTGTCAGAAGTTCATCATCTGCAATTGGGGCGGTCATAGTATAATATCGTTGATGTCCAACCGACATGAATGCTTTAATGTCAGAAAAACTTGGATATTTCATTAGGAGGTTGTGAAGAAGATAATCTGGACTCAAATGACAAGATGCACATTGATTATCTTTTGCGAATACTCTAGTTGATTTCTTGAATCGTTCAGATTGAACTAATACAGAGTTGAGGTCTTTTTCCATCCATGTAACTTTTTCTTCTATATCTGGAATAACCAAAAAGGTTAAGTATATAAGAAGTGCAATAATAACATAGATAAATGATTTACTCGCAACTATTTGATCTTTAGCAGAAAGTTCCATTTGTTGAACTTCTTCAACTTTTTTATCTATTTCTTCAATATCATGTTGTAATATTTTTTCATCTTTACCATTTGCAATTTTTTTATCAGCCATAATTACCTCACTTCTTTCCTGCTTCGTTTAACTTCTTGGTGATTTGTTGTTGAAACCATTTGAGAACAATTGGTATGCTCACATTAGATGTCAATCCAAAAAGATACCCGATAGGATAACGGTAACTTTCATAGGCCGCAAGTTGTGGAACGTTTGTAAATACAACAGAAATTAACAAATATCCAGTTGCTGACATTCCCATATTGATAACTAAATCAAGTAAAATCAACCATCCATGACCGTTATACTTATCCTTATTATCCTGTCTGTAATTAAACAGAAATATCCAAAATGATGAAAATAATACCAATCCAAGCATCATCATTTCAGAAGTGTTAAATAAATCAATCATATTATGTTACCTTTATTTTCCTTCAATTCTATTAAAAAATTCTATAGATTTTATAAGTTGTTCAATCTGATCTGTATGTGACAATGATTGATATATAAGTAATCCAAATGTAAACAAAACTATGAACCACAAACAGGAGAAAGATATCAATACTAAATTAGATATCAATTCATCTTCTTTCATTATTTGTCTTCCAATTGATAATTAAATGCTTTTGTATCCTTTGATGCTGGTTTTGCCATTGGTCTAAGCCAAACATAAATTACCATACTGCTCGTTGGTGATGGAAATTTAAAGGTTGGTTTACCCTTCCTCATACCAATATCATCAGTTGCATTAACTGGATGTCTTGCGAGTTTGCGTTTCTTGATTTCATCACTAACATACTTGTCAAGTTTTCTGTCTAAACGCGTTTCTTTGAGATATTCTTTAAAATTTATCATTTATTCTTCTTATCCTTTATCAACTTTAATAAATCTGTAGTTGATCCAACATACAAATTATTATTAACTGATGCTGGTCCTGTTGGTGCTTTGTTTGTTAATTCTTTTTTAACTTTTTGAAGATTTACCAATTTTTCATTAGTTTCTCCAAGATTTTTAATCAGTTGTGAAGCAACTTCAAAATGTCTTGCATGCTCTGTCGATTTTGCTATTTCTAATAATTCATCTAATGCGTCATGTCCCTTTTCCATTAAATTATAATAATTTTCTCTTGAGTATGTATAATCAGTTTTAAAATCCTCATCATCTGAATCTACTGTTAATCTTTTTTCTGCCTTTTCTGGAAGAGTTGTTATTGGATCTTCAACCAAAACTTCCTGAACTAATTCTTTTACGTCCATGCTACATCGTCTCCATCAAGTGTTAAACTAAACCCAAAATCATCATCCATCGCCGCATCCTCTGGTTTGGGTTTTATTCCAAGAGTTGCAGTTGTTTGTGTTGATGTATTTCCTAATAAATTTACGTCTGTAGATTCTAAATAAAGTGTTTCTGAATCTTCAGTTATTACGTTATTAATTGTAAATGCAGTACTATCTTCCATAAGAATTGCATCTAAAGAACCAATATCTGGAGTCTCTTCTCCCGCAACATTCTCAGGAACTATCAATGAAATAGTCATCTCTTTAATTGGTTTTCCACCAGTCGATAATTCTGGATACAGAAAACTTTTCATTGTAAATTGCATATCCCATGATAAAGATCTTCTAGTTTCAAAATCTCCATCATACGCATCTGTATAGTTAACAGAGTTTAATATAATAGGACAATCGACTGCAATATCCATCAAAGGTACAGTTTTAATAGTTACTGTAAAATTCGGTGTAAAATTTGGTAAAATCTGTTCAACAATTTGAGCAGCATCTTCTGCATTTTTTGCTAAAATTGCTAAATCAAAAATAAAATTATAAGGAACAGGATTATATTGTGTTCTTAATGTTCCAGATATAGAAGAAGCATTCTTACCAATAGTATTCAATTTTCTTGTTCCATCATACATTATCTGACTCATCATAAACCCAATTCTAGGTAAAATTATTGCTGGCCTTCCTGAAAGGGTGGGTTGTGCAGCAATTCTAACCATGAATTTTTGTTTTGGGCCGTAAGCAACAGGAATCTTTATGGTTTCAAATACAACATTATTTGAATCGACCCTTTTAATTGAAATATCATTAAATAAAGAACCAAAAGCAACAACCATTTTTCTGATTGTTTGATGATATGTCGATGTTCCAAACATTATATGTTACCTTCAGAAAATGGATCTCTATCAGTGAAATCAAATATTGAATCACTTTCAGTTTGAATACCTAAATTATTCGCCAGTGGATCTGTTAGAATTACCAGATCATCTGGCACTGCTGTCATAGACCAAGATGCAGTACTTGCTACACCCACAACATCATATGCTGTAGTAATAGTACCAACAATATTTCCAACTCTCAAAGTCTTTGTAGTAGGAGCCCAAGAAAGAACTTTCATCGAAGTGTCTCCATTGCTACAATCTTCTCCTATCGTAAAAGTTCCTTCTCCTGAAGTAAATACCAAGTCCATCGAGTATCCATAATCTGTTTCAATATCGTCGATTGCCGCAATACCAGTATCCATATCCTCATGACTGTACTCAAACGTTTCACAAGTGAGAGTATATATTGGAAGATTCCCCAACTGATAAAATACTTTTTCATGTTCAACAAATCTAACTTCAAATAATTTATCATTTAATGGAAAATATATTAAATCTCCTTCATATGGTCTATCAAGTCTTCCTACTATTTCTTCATCTTTCCACCGTCTTTGAGCAACATCTAAAATTACTTGATCTCGTATTTCAAGCCCAAATTGTCCTACCATATCACCTTCACCACTAAATCCATCAGTTGAATCTATATACATTTCTATTATATGTGCTTCTGTAAATTTAGAAGCGACGTCTTCACTATACAAATTATCTACTGCGACTGATGTTCTAGGCAGATAACTTATATCTATTCCATGTATTTTAATCGATTCTTCTACCAAATCGTTCATTAAATTTTGTTCTGGTTGAAAATCGACGTTTTGAAAATATGTAGATACTGGCATTTATTATCCTACTGCAAAGTCAACGGGGAACTGGTATTTTCCTTCTAAATCTTGTAACAATATTTCTATATTTGATTTAGCTTCATCTAAAATTCTTCCACCATCTAAAGTGGTTCCTCCAGGTAATTGTGTACCTTGATATTTAATTAAATTATTTCCCCATTGTTTTCTAAACAATTCTGTAGTGTATTGTTTTAACCACATATCATTAAAAACATCCGTATGTGTAGTTGGATCAACGATTTGTACACATTCAGCAACGAGATAATCCCCCACATTAAATTCCTTAGACCAATCAACATCAACATATAATCTATCCTGATGCCTAGAAAATCTCATTCC